TAGTATAACACAAATGAGAACATGGGGTACAAGTGCTAGTGGAGTTGTATTTGGTGTTACTATTGCTGGATATTCTTCTTTTGATACTAATAATGGATTAGGTTTATTATTTGGAACAACTGATAATGCACCTATAATAATTGGAACAAATGATAATGAACGTATGAGGATAAAATCAACGGGAGTTATTAATATTAAAAACATACCAACTAGTGCAGCTGGTTTATCAAGTGGCGATATTTATAGCAACGCTGGAATTTTAACAATAGTACCTTAAATAAAATAATATGAAACAAATACAACCTTTTACACTTTGGGTAAACGGACAACAAGTAACCGCAACCCTTTTTAATTTAATTATCATTAATGATTACTTATTAAATAGTGCAACTTTTTATTGGCAATTATTAGATGCTGATGCTTCTAAACTTGCAGACGGAAATTTAACAATGGGCGAACCTGATTATGATGTATGGGGTTCAAGTGCAGACATTAATTTAGCGGCTTATGAATGGGCGGCAAGTAAATTAAATATTACCTTAGCTTAATTAAACCTTAAAATAAAAATCTATGACAAACGAACAAGCATTAAACGTAATTAAACAAGTATTAGACGCTGCAAGTAAAGGCGGAATTTTTGAAAATATGGACGCAAGTTTTTTAGCGGCTAATAGTTTCAATGTAATTTCAAGAGCAATACTTAAAGATGATAAAGTAGAATATGATGCAAACGGAATTGATAATTAGTGTATTCACATTCGTAGCGGTTGCCAGTGGATTTTATTTTACCACTAAAAGCCGTTTAGATAAAATTGAAAAAGATTTATTTAAACACAATAATACTAATACTGAAATATTAGATAGGTTGGCACGAATTGAAACAAAACTTGATTTTTTTACTAAAAAATAAATGTATAAGATTTTACTATACACTAAAAGGAAGGCACAACAATTAAATGTGATTGTTTTGCCAAGCGAAAAACTCAATAAGAAAATTGATGTTTATGATGTGTATGGAAATTTTATAGTAAGTATTGGGGATAGGAATTATTTAGATTATCCATATTATTTAAAATATTGCGGTAAAAAAATTGCAGATGAACGCCGTAAGGCATATAAAATTAGACACGAAAAGGACAGGCATATAAAAGGCAGCGCCGGATATTATGCAGACCAATTATTATGGTAACTAAAAAATAATTTTATGTTTAAAAATTGGAAAACAAGCCTATTTGGATTAGGCACATTAATTACCGGTGTAGCAACAATCATTAAAGGCGATATACCGGGCGGAGTAACCGCAGTATTAACCGGATTAGGTTTAGTAGTCGCAAAGGATAGTGATATTAATTTAAACAATAGAAAATAATGACAACAACCACAAAAATAATTATTGTGGCTGCAATTGTCTTATTACTTACAACCGCAACCGCTATGGGAGTTTCTGCAAAGGGTTTGAACTTTATTAAAGATTTTGAAGGCGAAAGGCTTAAAAGTTACCGGGATACCGGTAATATTTGGACAATTGGTTTCGGTTCTACTTATAATCACGATGCAAAACGTAAAGTTCAGGAAGGGGATATAATTGACAAAGAAACGGCGCTCCGTTGGTTGAGGTTAGATGCAGGGAAATTTGCAACTGGGGTTAAAAAGTTGGTTAAAGTACCCATTAGCCAAAACCAATTAGATAGTTTAACCTCATTTGCCTATAATTTAGGTTTAGGAGCGTTACAAAGGTCTACTTTATTAAGAAAATTAAACGCCGGAAGTCCTAAAAGCGAAGTAGCGGCGGAGTTCTTAAAATGGAATAAAGGTCGTAATTCAGCCGGTATATTGGTTGAAATACCCGGTTTAACGAGGCGTAGGAAGGCTGAGGCTGATTTATTTTTGTTATAGATAGGGTTAAATACAAGCAAGTAAGGAAAAACCCCCGAAATTTCTATTTTGGGGGTATTTTTTTGCCCATAATAAAAAAATATTTGGTGGTTTCAATTATTTATGTATAATTTTAGCCTACAAAACAAAAAACCCTATCTTATGACATTCAACACCGACCAAAAAATTTTGGGTCAAATTGCCGCAGCGCAATCCAAAATTCAGCGTTTAGAGGCGCTCCGCTCACTTACCCCATACGAACAAGTTACAATATTCTTTTATGGTTCAGGGGGTAAATTCTTATCCATTAATGAAAACGATATTCCGTTTGATTTAGCATTTGAAATTCGTATTTTAATTGATGCCGCTATTGAGCATTATAACCACGAAATAAAAATGTTGGAAAATTCGTTTCAATGAAAAAATTACTAATAAAATTTATTGCAATAGTATATCTATTTGTTGTGTCTATTCCGCTCACAATAATAGTTTACTTATTAACCTATTTTATATCTTTTATTCTTTACTTCAAAAAACAAAAAAAAAATGAAAAACGAGTATCTACAATCCCTCCTGAATGGTTATGGCTCAATGAACGCCGTAACGAACAAAAAAAATGAAAAACAACCCGATTATCAAGGTTGGGTAAAATTAGACGGCAAATTTTATGAAGTTGCCGGTTGGGTCAAATTTGGCAAGTCAAACAATAAATTTTTATCAATTTCAATTCAAGAAAAAAACCCGTTTCAAAATGAGCAAGACAAAACAATCTAAGGAAATTAAAAATCGATTTTTACTTAATATTTGCACTACTGATGATGAAATTGTTAGAGTTGTACCAATTGAACCACACGAAGCAAATTTAATGAAGGAATTAATAACTGACATTTACGAAAATGAAACCGGTGGAGTAACTATCCGCCTATCTTTAAAATCTAAATACATTCGTGATGAAATATCAAACTAATGCACCGGCTTATCCGTGTATGCCTATTAAAGATGAATTTGGCAGAATTATTGCCGCAATACCCGGCTTTACTAAATACGAGCAAGTTTTATTATCAATTGTATGTGCGAAGGAAGGCAATCCCGGAGCGTACAAAGATACCCCATCAATGATTTTAAAAGAGGCTCAAACGCTAACTGATGAATATTTTAAAACACTTCAAAAATTACAAGATGCAAAAGAAGATACCGCAAATGTTATTCAAATGTAGTAATGAAATTCAGGCTTTAATAGTGTTTATAATTGCACTATTTTTATTCGGATTTATTCAAAATATTTAATGGAACAAGACAAGACAATAACCCTACCCGAAAAATTAGCCAAAAGAAAATACAATCCCGATTTTATCCCCCCAAAAGACCAGGTTGTTTTTACAATTAGCGAATTACCGATTGGCGTTATTCAAAACTTCATAATTTTAAGCGGAATGGCAAAGGCAGGGAAATCAACTTTCCTTGCCGCCGCTATTTCAAGTGCATTTATGCCGGGCGATATGTTTGGTATGAAATTTCGTTTTCCGGAAGGTAGGCGCAAAATTGCCTATTTTGATACGGAGCAATCCGAATACGATTTTTTTAGACAAGTTAATAAAATTAAAAACTTTGCTGGTATTAATGGTTTACCTGAATGGGCGCACTTTTATTCGGTTCGTGAGGATAACCCCGATGAAATTAGGGCGTTAATTGAAACGTATTTAGAAAATAACCCTGAATGCCCAATTGTTATAATAGACGGAATTTTAGACCTTATTTTTGATTATAATAACGAAGTAGAGAGCCGCAAACTTGTTAATTGGTTTAAGAAACTTACAAAAATTTATAATTGTCTATTTATTGGTGTTTTGCATCAAGGCAAAGGGTTAGGCAATCAAACACTGGGTCATTTGGGTTCAAATTGTGATAGGTGGGCGAGTTCTACTTTGGAAGTAATAAAAGACAAAGAGAAAAAAACATTCACTTTGCAACCTCGTTTCCTTCGCAGTTCGGAAGATTTTGAACCGGTTGTATTAATGAATTATGATAACCAATGGCGCCAAATGGATAGCATCAAAGAACCGGAAAACACAAACAAAATTGACCCGGTTAATTTTAATGAAATGAACCACAAAAAAATGATTTTGCAAATACTGGCAATTGAAAAACCTTATAAAGATATAATTGCAGAAATTCAGGAAGTAACCGCAAAGGGTACGAATTACGCAAAGAAACTTTGTAAAATATGGATTGAAAAAAACTTAATAACAAAAAACTATAATAACCTTTATGAAAAAAGATTTTAACAAAACCGCAATTCAAGAATTAATTGATGAAATGGATTTAATTAAAAATGAATTATGGAAAGAAGGATTAATAAGTCGTTCAGCAATGATAGGTGATATGATTAGAAAAGCAGTTGATAAACTTGAAAAAGAAAAAGACCAATTGAATGTAAGTTTTATAAGTGGTTGCATTGAGGCACTATCTTATCATACACCAGTAAGAGATAGAATAAAAGAAGGGTATTTTGAAGATAAGGCAGAACAATATTTTAATTACACATATAATAAAAATGATAACGAAACGAACTTTTAAAAAATATTTAGTTGAAATGCTAAAAAGCGGTCTTATTAAAATGGTTAAAGTAAATAATCAAATAAGATTTAAATACAATGACACAATATTAACGAAAAATGATATTGAATTTTTGATGTTAGCGTACAAAAAAAAACCGGTTAAATAAATTAACCGGCTTAGACAAAACAATGATTACCCAATCATTATTTCATTCACTTACATCACAAATATATGAAAACTATTTATTCCGCAATTGTTTTTTTTTATCCTGAATTAAATATATCCCCCCGAAAATATAGGAAGGTTACTAATTTGGATAGTTTTTCCGATTTTTGCCGTAATTCAGGCGCTAAATATATAAATGTATACGAGAAGTCCACAAAACGATTTTATTGCCGCATTTGGCTTAATAACCCCCATTAATCCCCCAAAATCCCCCCAATAGCAAAGAACCGGTTTAAAACCCGGTTTTTTTGTGCCTATACACTTGATTATGGGATAGGTTTATTTTTAAAGGTGTAAATGAATGAATGTGTAAGAAATTAAACCGGTTTAAGTGGTTTAAAATAGGTGGTTTAAATTTTATCTTCGCGCCTACAAGCGCGAAGATATAAATTTTTAAACTAAAAGTTTAACCAACGCACACATTTTTTAAAAAATTTTTGTTTTTTAGGAAAAAACCTTAATTTTGATGATATGGTAGCTAAAAAATGGATTGGTTTGTTACTGGGAGCCGGTGCGCTATACTGGATTTTTAATAAATTCAGGTTTCAGCAATCCCTTACCTATATTCCCACCCGAATTAAATTAGGGGGGAATGTATTGAACCCTGAAATTACATTAGGGGTAAAATTGTTCAATCCTACAAATGTTTCAACCACATTTGGAAATTTAGATGCTGAATTATTTTTAGAGAGTGGGCAGAAGGTTGCCGATGTTACATTTAATCAATTAATTAATATTCCGGGTAATTCGGAAAAAGAGCTAAATATAGTTGCAAATACTTCTTTATTAAATTTAGTTAATACGGCAAGTATTTTATTCACATCAAAACAATTAAATTTTGTTTTGAAGGGTAGCGCAAATATTGATAGAGTTCCTTTACCATTCATTATTAATTATAAGTTCTTTGCATAGTAAAAATTTTATACTACAAAAGCTAAGTCCGTTTAAAAACTATAAAAAAGTTATTACAACCGACCAAAGCACAAAAGACATTGTTAATGGCATTGTTGATACCCATTATAAATGGGATAGTGAATATGATAAAATAAGTCAGTATTTTGTAGGTGCAAATGTAGAAGAAACTGCTAAAAATGTTTGGGAGTTTTTAAAAAACAATGTACCATACTACATTGAAAGTTCCAGTAATCAAACATTAAGAAGTCCGGCGGCAATTGTGTCAATGCCGGGAGATTGTA